GGACTCCATGCGTGTCGTTCTGGATGGTTACGGGGGCACTGTGGAAAATACGGTTGTGAAACAAACTTCGCTTGAAAGCGAAAGCGATGATTTTGTGACACTCGCCGGGGCGGACCTTCCGCCCGTGTATCAGATAACCCAGTCCTACGACGTGTGGTGGCAGGAGACGTAACGCATGGCTATTACGCCGCATGATTCCGGCACGACGTTCACTTTCGCCGGCACCGGCTACACGGTGACCAGCATCACCTACACGGTTGGTGCGACGGGCGGCGGCGGCACGGATGCAATCGACGTGAGCCACCTGGGCCAGACCACCGGCCAGTCGGTACTTTCGCAATCCCGTCCCCTGGTCGGCTCGGCCGGCACCACGGACACTGGCAAGTCGGTCAGCATCGAGTACATCGGCAACGCCGTCATTGCCCAGAACGCGACCGGCACGCTGACCATCACGGGCGGCGTGAGCGTCAGTGCCGTGGCTACGTGCAACTCCTCGAGCGTCACGCTCACCGTGAACGACGTGGTTCGGGGATCGGCTGACTTTTCGCTCGCCTGATCGCCACGGAGGCAACCCGTGGCCACGTATAGCACCGGCATCACCGCGACGTGGGGTGCCGTTACGTTTGGCGAGATGCAATCGCTGTCGTGGAACTACGGCGGCCTGGAGAAGGGCCGCGATACGCCGTGGACTGACAGCCCCGGCTCCGTGTCGATCCAGTGCCTGAGTGCCACCGGCATTGATGTCAGCAACGCTGGCGATACGGCCACGCTGACGATCACGGGCGGCGGCTGCGCCTTGACGGTGCCTGCAATCTATGAGTCGGTGAGCGTCGATGCCGAACTGAACGGCGTCACGAAGTACACCGTGAACCTCAAGGTACTCAGCTAGGAGCAGCCATGGACCTGACGAAGGACGCCATTCTTGGAGCCAACGACCTTAACGTGCTGAAGGTGCACGTGAAGGAATGGGGCGGCGACGTGCACGTGCGTGTGATGACCGTAGGCGAGCGAGACGCCTACGAATGCGAGTGGCTGGCGAACAAGGAAAAAGGTGTGCAGAACTTCCGCTCCAAGTTTCTCGCCCGCTGCCTGTGCGACAAGGAAGGCAACCGGCTCTTCACCGATGCCGAAGTGGACAAGCTCGCAAGCAAGTCCATTGCCGTAGTGGATCGCCTGTTCAACCGCGCGATGAAGCACAACGCCATGAGCATGGAGGACGTGAACGAACTGGCGGGGGAATGAACGCCCGGCCCACGCTGCTCTTCGCGATGCGGCTGGCCGGGCACCTACGGATGACGTTGGGCGAGTTGTTTGAGCGGATGGATAGCCGTGAGTTTGCGAGGTGGTTGGCCCTGCACACGTACTACGAGCCGATCGGCGGCGAGTGGCAGCAGACCGGGACACTGGCCGCTGCGGTGCTCGCCCCGTACTGCCGACGCGGAAACGTGCCAGAGCCTGACGATTTCATACCAATCCTGAAGAAGAAGCCTCAACACAAAACACAGATTCACGACGTGCTGCGGCAGATGGCCGCAGACCTCGGCAAGCAGTAGCCATGGCAACCGCAGTTGGACTCAATTTTCAGCTCACGGCGTCCGCTGTCGGAATGTCCGACGGTATTTCTGACGCATCCAAGCAATTGGGCAGACTGGGGTCAGCGGCACAGAAGGCCGCGTCTGATATATCGGTTTTGAAGACGCTTGAGATAGGCCGCACATTCGTTGATGGAATCCAAAGTCTCTTTTCGACGTTCTCAGGTTTCACTCAGGGATCATTCGCTGCCGTAGAGTCTGCGTCGAACCTTTCCCGCGAACTGGGCATCAGTTACACGCAACTGCAAGAATTGCAGATTGCGGCAAAGCTGGCCGGCGTGTCCACGGATGACTTGGGCCGCGCCTTCACGAAGGCACAGGTAGCCATCACCAAGGCCAGCCAGGGCGGTGCCGAGGCCGTGAAGGCGTTGTCCTCTATCGGACTGTCGGCCGCCGACTTCGAGGGGCTTTCGTCCTCTGAGCAGTTCACGCTGATCGCCAACGCCATCAACGGCATCTCGGATCCGGCACAGCGGGCTGCGGCTGCCGTCTCAATCTTCGGCCGCAGCGGAGCCGAGTTGCTGCCGGTGTTCCGGGAGCTGGGCGGCAATCTCGCGACATCGCAGGAGTTCCTTGCGAAATTTGGTGGCGGATTAACGGCACTGGATGTCACCAAGATCAACACGCTCGGCGACAAATTCCAGCTTGCAGGCCAGGCCATCACGCTGGTTGGCCAAAAAATACTCGCCGACCTCGCGCCGGCGCTCGGCGACATTGTCGATGGATTCGTTGACTTTCTTGCCTCAATCAAAATTGAGGATGTCACGCGAATTGCCACGAACGCAATTGAGGGGCTCGGGAAGGCGTTCTCAATCGCATACGCCGTTGGCTCTCTTCTGTCTCCTGTCGTGAGCGCCATTGGCGACGCAATTGTTTTCCTTGCTGACAACGCCAGAGGGGCGGCGGCTGGGCTGACTGTTGTAATTGGTGCGATGGCAGCCTACGAGGTGTATTGCGGTATCGCCGCAGTTGCCACGGGCGGTTTTTCCAAAGCAATCCGCGCCATGCTTGCAAGCTCGGGCATCGGGCTTATTGCTGTCGTGCTGGGCGTCGCTGGCGGGGCATTGCTTGAGTGGGCTTTGAAGGCCGACGAAGCTGGCGGCAAGGCAACAAAGGCGGCAAAGACTTCCGCAGACGCCGCCAAAGACGCAACGCAATCGGTAGAAAAAGTTGCGAAGTCGGTGTCCGGTGCCATCTCTGGTGCCTTTAGCCAGACGGGCGACGCCGCCAAGAAAGCCGCCGACGAAGCGAAGAAAGCATCCGACGCCGCACGACGCGAGGCCGACGCTTCGATTGAGCGGATGAACGTAGAGATGAACTTTGGCGGCGACAGCCAGCGGGCCAACGCTGCGAAGGCGGTCGATGCGATCCAGCAGGACATTCTCCGCACTGAGCAGGAGATCGCCGCCGCACGCGAGGCTGGCGACCAGGCCGCGATTGACGCTGGCACGAGCCGTCTGGCCCAACTTGACCAAGCCATGGCCCGCGAAAAGGACATCGCCAGCGGTGCCCGCAAGGCAGCCGAAGAGCGGGCCAAGTACGAAGCCCAATACGCCGAGCAGCGGCTGAAGTTTGAGGAGCAGATCGCGAACGCTTTCCGCGCCCCGACGCCGCAGCTCAACCTTGAGGACACCCGCACCGCGTCGGGCTACGCCGCACTCCAGCGGTTCTCAGAGAGCCAGGCCAATGACCCGGCCCTCGAGGAGTACCGCAAGCAGCTCAAGGAATTGCAGGCGATCCGCCGCGAGATCGCGAAGACAAGCGACACAACCGAAACCGTAGACATCCTCGGGGGCTAGCGTGGCTGTCACCTCATACCGGGAAGTCATCCCGCGAACCTACGAACACAAGATCGGCGGCAGCCCCACGGCCACCCGCGTCTTCGTGGCGACCGTGGACGCCCCTACCGGCTCGTCTGAGGTGATCGGGTCTATCGGCATCCAGCACGGCTCGCCGCATCCCGATCACGGCAATCTGACGTGCGACGGGTTTTCGGCTGACGAGACTGACCGCCACCACGTCACGGTCACATACACCTATTCGGTGCCGGATCCAGAGGATCCCGAAGATCCTGAGCAGCCGCCATGGCTTCAACCAGACTCGTGGGCGTTCTCGACCACGAACGCGAGCGTGGCGTGCACGGAGCACTACCCGTTTGTCGGCAACAACGTCTCGGCCATTCTGGCCAACACAGCTGGCGACGCCATCTTTGGAATATCCCGCGCGGAAGCAGAACTAAAGATTTCGATTAGTGGCTCGCGGCTCGTATTCAATCTGGCTGCCGTCAAGCAATACGTGAACTGCGTAAACCGATCGCCGTGGGCTGGGTTCCCGCCGCACACCGTGCAGTGCGTTGGCGTGTCGGCATCTCCGGCAAGGCTTGAGTGGCAAGACCAAGTCATTGATTACTGGCAGATCACTATCGAGCTGGTGTATCGCTCGTCCAGCCACGATCTGTTTTTGCCGAACGTCGGCTTTCACGTCATCGCTGGTGGCAAGAAACAACGTGCGTGGACGTACGTTGAGCAGGACGGCGAGCGCGTCAAGGTGCCAGCGCC